TTTTCTTGCGACGTTTACGGGATTTGCCTGCCTTTGAATAGGCAATGGCCGCGGCCTGCTTAGGATCCTTGCCCGCCTTGATTTCACGGCGGATGTTTTCCTGAATGACCTTTTTGCTTCGGCCTTTCTTAAGCGGCACGGAACTGTGGCTGCTGGTTACAGCCTAATCAACCCGGACCTTGCCGTAATCCTCGCGCAGTTCCTTCAATGTGACCTCGGTGCCATCTTCGCGGACCATGCGGCTTAGCGCATCTTGTGGACCGTATTTATTGGCAAGCTTCCTGAAGTAGGCGGCGCGTGTCTCGCTGCGGAATACATCTTTTTGGTATTCCTTGGGTTTGTTTCGCAGCCATTGCCCATAGGTTGTGCTGGCTTTGACCTGACCGCCTTCCGCAGATCGCTTGAAAAATAAGCTGCCCTTATCCAAAACCTCCTCAGGTGGACGCAGGCCAAGCCCTTCGTAATTGATCACCGGCACAATGGTGGAACGGCAGTTGAAGTGAACCGGCGGAACAGGACCATCGCCATAGTTGAACTCCTGACCATCAAGGCTTTGGCAGATCGCTGAGGTCTTGCCATCAAGCGTGGCGACGTATCTGTATTTCTGCGTGACATCCTGGTTGGCTTTATACACGTTGTCGCTTGCGGCGTTGGCGACCTGCTGAATTGACGTGCGAACAACGGTCAACACCTGATGGTCTGCCATTTTCGTCAGCTCACCACCGGCTAGGGCTTGTTGCCGTGCGGTTTTGGCAAGTTGGCCAAAGTTCAGGCTGCCGACAAGGCGACGCGCAATCTGCGGGGTTGGTTCGCCCGACAAAAGGCCAGTACGCACAACAGCGTTGAAACGTTGCGCTTGAGATTCAGCCAAGCCGCGAAATGCTTTGCTGACCACTTGACCATTGGGCAACGTGATTGCAGCGCCCTGTCCTGCTGTCAGGTTGAACTGACCAGTGCCGGGCAGCGTGAAGTTGATATCCGTTGGATCAACCGTGGCCACCGTGGCGGCAAAGTTCGGTGCAACCTCAACAGTGCGTACAGCTTCGCGTGCAACAACACTGGGCTCGATTTGACGCGCACCAATCTGACCGCCTTCAACGGCAAGCCTCAACTGCTCAGTGACGAATTCCGTTTGCAGCTCGGCCAAGCCCTGTAGCTCACCGGCTACATAAGCGGTGCTGCGAGCCGCCCAACCGTCCAACGATTCCTTGAGTTGAGCAAGGATCACACGCAAACGCTGCGCTTGATAAGACTGGGGGCTGACAATACCTGCGCCTGCAGTTGCTGCGCCAATGTCGATTGCCTTTAGATCGGCAACAGCGCTAAGGATGATCTCGTTGTAATCACGAACGATCTGCTTGGCGACGCCATTACTGAAGCGATTTAGGTCAATCGCATTGCGGAACAGGTTTTCAACGGGCTGATTGGGATCAATCCGTCTCTTGAACTGTTCAACGTTGAGTAGGCGCGGCGTTACGCCAGATTGCGTCATTGTTCAATGGGAGCTTGGTCGTCTTCCATGGAAACTTGCTCTGCAGGCATGTCACCAGAGGTCATGTCCATGCCGCCGCCCATTTCAATCAACCCGCCCATTTGCGTTGCTTCCAGCTCCTCCTCAACATCAAAATCGTCGCCCAGAATCTCGCCTTCACTGAGTTGATCAAGCAAGGTTTTCTGAGTGATGGAGCCAGCGGTGTAGAGCTGCAGCAGCGCGAGGATTTCCTGAGGCTCAAGGCGTGCGCCCACAAAATCCCGGTTGACATAGCTGGAACCGGCTTGAGGCTGGCCAACGTAGTCTGCGTGGAACTGCAGGCAGTTGTCGATCAGATCTTGCACTTGCTGTGCAATAACCATCATGGTGCTGTCGCCCTGGCTGCGATCAATACGCTTCGATTCAGCAGTTTCAGCGCTGAGCTTTTGACCCAGGACAGCAGATAAGCCGAGTTCGTTGATCTGACCGGCGAGTTGCTCAAGGCGCTTGAACTGCGCTTCAAAGCTCTTGCCGTCAGGCTCGATGTATTCAGCGCGGCCTTCAGCAGGGAATGCGATTGCTTCACCAGGACCAGCAGAGACTTCCTCAGCAGAACTCGGGAACCCAAAGAACGCCAGCATCGGCACTGCACTGATGTGCAGCATGTTGTCCAGATCGCTCTGGATTTGATACGCCTTGAGGTTCAGCTCTGCGATGTCTTCCATCGGCGGGCGTGACTCAAGCAGCCCAACACGGTTGGAATAAGCAACAGCAAATGGGATGTAATCAAGGCTGGTCTGGCCTTCGGCTACTTTCTCGAAATCACCGTTGTCTTCGCTTTGGCGGTACAGCTCATAAGAGCCAGGACGCAGCACGCGGATCTGCTCAACGTACTTTTCGCCAAATTCACCGTCAGGAACAACGACGCGCTCCATTAGGCGAAGCATGGTCAGCTGCTGGCCGCCGTTGACGATTTCAGAGCGCCAACCAAGAATGTCCCGCGGGGTGTAGCAAACCCAGTACGGACGAAGACTGGCTACATCGGTGATGTTTTGTGTTTCGTCGTCAGTGGCAGTTGGGAAATCAACTAAGACGCCAACGTGGCCATAACGAACAATCTTCCTAGTCAACTCATAGGTGAAGATGTTTAGATCATTTCCCTGCAGGTCTACATCAAACAGCTGCTCACGAATTTGGTCTGGGACGTTGTCCAGCTTGACCGGCTTGCGCGTCAACATGCCAGCCAACATCCGTTCAAGACGTTGATAGAACGGCGGACATACGCTACGTGCTAGACGGTTGTCGTAGGACTCATCTAGCTCACGTGGTTCTTGCGGTAGGTAACGCCGATGCTTGCGGCGCATACCGTAGGTGCCTTGCATCAGATCTTCAATCAAGATCCAATGAGCTTCTTGCGCATACCATGCAGTATTGGCATCCTGCACGCGAGTAACGCGGCGCTGCGCAATAGGCCGGTCGTAGTTATTGAAGCCGGAATAGACCATTACAGCGCCGCAGTCATGACGGTAGTTTACGCAGCTGCGGTCAGCGTGATGCTATTACGACCAAGCTTGATTTCAAACTCAGTGCCGGGCTCAAAACCCATCTCACGGACGTAACCATCACCAACGGATAGCTTGCCGTTGAATTGCACCTTGGTCTTGTAGGTCAATTTACGACCTTTACTGGCAGGCTTGCTGCCGAGTTCAATGCCTTTTGCTTCAAGCAATGCTTCGTAGAACTGCGTGAAGGCAAGGCGATCCTTGATCACATAACCGCAAGCGCGGACCAATTCAGACTTGCTGCAGTCACCAAGTTCTTTGACCTTGGCAAGTAGTTCAACACCCGTGAGCATGAGTAGGGTAAATGGTTTGCGCAATCAATATAGCCTAATACCTGTGCTGCGGCCAGCACCAGCGTGGAGTGGATTGAACTCACGCCAGACGAGGTAGCCCAGTGCATCATTCATGTGGTCATGGCCTGCGTCTTTATCTGGATCGCCTTTATCGGTGTAGCACTGCAGCTCTAAGCATTCGATCAGTCGCTTGCAGCGTTGGTGGATGGTGAGCCGCACTTGGCCTTTGCCGTTTTCCAGCAAAGCCTGAACAGCAGCCACGCGATCACGAACGGGAGGATTTGCCCGCGGTGACTGGTTTGACATGCCGTAGGACTCCAGGATCTGGATATCGGTTTGGCTTGCATTGGTGCTGCGGTTGCCGCCGCTGGCGTCTGGGTAGATGTAGATACGCCGTTGCGGATAACGCGCTTGGATCTCTTGCGCCAATGCATCAGTGTCATGTGCGCCGCTGATCTCATCTATCACTAGCAGACTGCTACCTTGCCGGATGGCAATGACGGCAGACATGTTGCCCACGTTGAAGTCAACGCCAACCCTGAGCGGTTCGCGGCTGGTATCGGGCAGGTCGGCAATGATGTGCTTGGCCCGGTCGAAGCGGTCATACACCTGGCCGGTAGTAAGGTTAACGAACTCGCCATCAAGATAAGCCCGCAGTAATTGCGGATCATAGTTTGCCTCGAGCCGTTCGATGAAATCTGGCGGCAGATGTGGGTTATCAACAGAACGCATCTTGATCAGCTTGCGATCAGCACGACCTTTGGCATCCTCACTGCCGAAGGTGTTCCACATCCAGCGGAAACCCTCTGGTGTACTGGCAGCACCAAACTGTCGAACATTGCCGGAGCGCAAGCGGCCAAGGATCTTGGGAAATGCCTTGTTTGCAATGCTTGGCGTTACGGTGTCGATCTCATCTGCAAGTACCCATGCAAGGTTCAAGCCAATAATGCGTGACCAGTTCTCAAAGCTACGGCACAGGATCTTGGTGTCACCACCTGGCAGGTGCAGCATGTACTCAGGAAGCGGTGATGCCCTGAATGTGTATGGGATTTCGTATGCCTCCAAGAACTGCTCAAAGTCGTTCTGCCAGATATCACGTATCAATGGACCCGTTGGTTCCATCACAGCGCCGATGAAACCTTGATTGGCCGCGGCCAGCATCACTGCCTTAGCGCATAACGCACGAGTCTTGCCGGCGCCATAACCAGCTGAGATGCCAATAATTTGCGTTGCGGTGTCGTCTACAAAATCAAGCTGCCCAGGGTGCAGGTCAGCTCGGATGGTATTAAGGCGCTCTTCTAGGTCAAGCTCATTTGATTCATCTAATTGCAATGCCGAGCGTGTAAGCAGCTCGGCTTCAATGCAGCTCACTTGCCAACAAGTCCAAGCATTTCAGCCTGCAGCCTGACTGCGCCAATTACTGAACCCAACTGGTTAGTCCGCATTCCGCGTTCGATTGTCATCTCAAGCGTTTGCAAACGCTTGGCTTTCATTTCAGCCAAGGTTGACTGATCCCAAGTCTGATACAGCAGTTGTTTGGCGCAGTCGTACCACTTATCAGCGGTAGGGCGGCACACCCCCCATTTTTCAATGATGAGCTTTGGGACGGAGATTTTGTTATTGCCAGCAGCAATAATCTCGGCCAGCTCGGACCAAATGCACAACAGCTCTTCATGAGTGTAGTGAGTTTTGTCTTTGGTCTTAGATCTGGCCATACATAAATGCTAGCTTTTTACCTGAACAGGCATTACTAGGTAGGTTACACCATCCACGCCGGCAGGTGTCAATACTACAGGTGTGGTTGCCGAATTAGCGGAGATGGTGACGGCTTCTGCTGGCTTGAAAGCCTTGATGCCATCTAGCAGGTAGTGGACGTTGAACGCCCATGTGCCAGTGGCGGTGCCTTCCACCTTGAGCAGCTCCTTGCCGTTGTTGGCATCGGCTTCGGCGGTGATGGCGATTGTGCCACCTACTGCCTCGAGCTTTACCACGGAGTTATGCGCATCAGCAATGAGTGCAACACGCTCTAGAGCACGCGTAAGGCGTCGCCGGTCAACGGTGATGGTGCTTTTGAACTCAGTCGGCACCAGCTTGGTTACGTCTGGGTAGGTGCCATCCATGATGCGGCTGTAGATGGTGATGCCATCACCTGCGTCGATCACGGCTTGCCCTTTGGCGACGGCGATGCTTGCAACGCGATCCTGCAGCAGACGCATGGTGCTGACTGGCAGTACCACGTCTAGGTCAGCAGGCAGGTCTAGTGCGTAACGCATGAGGCGATGACCGTCTGTGGCTTCCATGTGACCACTGCCTAGGTGGATGCCTTGCAGCATCTGCTTGCTGGCGTCGGTGCTGGCGGCTGCCATGCAAGCGCGGATACCGGCGGATAGGTGCAGCTCACTGCTGGTGGCGTCTACAACCGGCATTGCGGGGTAATCCGCCGCATCAGCCGCAGCAAGCCCGTAGGAGCCCGCAGAAGCGGTCAAAGCGCCATCTGCGAGGGTTATGGCCTCATCACCATCAAAGCGGCTTACAAGCCCTGCTAGCAGCCTGTATGGCAATGCAACGGCGCCATCGGTCTCGACTGCGGCTGGGATGGTGATGGTGATGCCGAGGTCAAGGTTGAAGCCGGTGATGGTCATGGCACCACCAGCGGCTTGGATCAGGCAGCAATCAAGGATCGGGTGTGAGCTGCGGTGACCAACGGCTGGCGCGATGGTGCGCAGCGCGTGATCGAGATCGGCTTGGCAGGTGGTGAGTTTCATTGTCCGGCGGCACGGGAAAGGCTGGTGATGATGCTTTGGTAGTCAGCGGCAAAGCTGTCGACAAATTCAGCCGGTATCGGCACGCCGTCATCAATAGCGTTGTCGGCAATGGCTGTGGCGTATGCCACTGCCTGGGTCATGGCGTCATGCAGTCGGTTGATCACCGGCTGCTGTTTGGCTGGGGTGTGAATGAGCGATGACATATGCAACGAGAGTTTCAACATGACGGCGGCTTAGGTCACCACGCATGAAAGCGCAGGCGTCCGCCACCAGCGCATGGTACGCCGCCGTGGTCAATCGTGCAACACCACCGCCACCAAGCGCACGCTGCCGGATGAGATGCGCACGTGGGATGCCATTCGCTGCTGCTTCGGCATTAAGCCGCGCAAGATCGTCGACGGACACGTTGAGCTTGATTTCAGGCATTTCTGGTGGTGTTGATGGTGCCAATAGTACGTCGGACGCAAAAAGCCAGTCCACGACTGGGTTCGGACGCAAGCGGACGCAAGTCGGACGCAAAAAACCCAGTCATACCAACGGAGGACGCAAAATCGGGATTTCTCCTATCCCCCCCTATATGTGTGTTTTGTTCACCCCGTAACATTCCCCCCTCTTGTTTTTGTACCTGACTTGATTTACCCCTATTTGCGTCCGAACAAGGAAAAAGGTAGATAGAGACAGGGATCTTGCGTCCGAAATTTGCGTCCGCTTTGCGTCCGACACGGACGCAAGTTGCGTCCGACATCATGTCCACAAGTCCAGCTTGAGACCAGAGATGAGACGCTCGCGGGTCTTGCCGGGGCTTCTGTCGGACGCAAGTTTTGGAAAGATTTGCCGCAATGCCGGCACCAGAAGCCTGGGTGCCTTAACCGTGCGGTCACTTGGCGGGTCCATCAACCATCTACCTTTGTCGTCCAAATAACCCTCTTCTCGATACCACTCTTGCAGTGCATCCCATACCCGTTTTGTTGATACCTGAGCGCCTTCTTCATAGGTCAAGCCGATAGAGTCGCAGAAGTCCCATAGGTGACAGCTAGCTCTACGCACGTCCTGCATTGCTTGGCTTCCAGTTGTGTAATCAATGCCATCTGCAA